TTCTACCACGGTAACAACAATCGGTACTACTTTAGTACAATTCTCCTGTCCAGTAGCAGGAATGAGAAAGCTTCGAGCAGCTCTTTCTAGAGGAAGCGCAGGAACAGTCACTGTAGTAGCTGTAGTGCTTCCAGAAGTAAGCTACAATTATTCCTCTCCTCTTGAAGGCAACTACATTACAACGCAATCATAAAGCGGCCTGCCGAATGAAGTTTCGCTTGGAGATCTTACTACCGGACTCCTTTTGAATACCGTAAGTGCTAGCGTTAGTACTCCCAGTGCATATGTAGGAACTTCTTGTACGAATCAATTTCCGCGTTCACTGAATGCTTCTGGAGCTGCTACTTGTGCTACCGTAAGTCTTACTGCTGATGTAGTGAATACTCTTCCTTCTTCAAAAGGCGGAACAGATAATGCTTCTTATGCTGTAGGAGATCTACTTTACGCAAGTGGAACTACGGCTCTTTCTAAGCTTGCTGATGTCGCTGCTGGTTCATATCTAAGAAGTGGAGGAGCAGTAACAGCTCCAGCGTGGAGTACTGCTACGTTACCGAATACTGCTACGACTGGAGATTTGCTTTATGCGTCAGCTAGCAATGTCTATAGTAACTTAGCTGATGTTGCAGCAGGATCATATCTCCGCAGCGGAGGGAGTTCTACTGCGCCAGTCTGGTCCACTTCGACACTGCCGAATACAGCTACCACCGGTGATCTCTTGTATGCTTCTGCGAGCAACGTGTATAGCAACCTTGCAGATGTTACTGCTGGTTCATTTTTACGGAGTGGAGGAGCTTCTACAGCACCAGCATGGAGCACCGTTACTTTTCCTAATAGTGCTACTGCTGGCGATGTGCTCTATGCGTCAGCCAGTAACGTCTATGCCAATCTTGCCGATGTCGCGGCCGGGTCGTACTTACGGAGTGGGGGTGCGAGTACAGCGCCTGTGTGGTCCACAACGACTCTCCCGAATAGCGCCACGACCGGCGATCTCCTCTACGCGTCTGCTACCAATGTCTACAGCAATCTTGCCGATGCAGCAGCTGCACAAGTACTTACTTCTGGTGGTGCTGGTGTGGCTCCAGCCTGGAGTGGTAGCCCAACGATCAGCGGTACCGTCAATATTCAGACTAAGCTCAATATGTCAGCAGGTCCAACGGCTTATGATAGCACAACGACGAGCAGCGTGCTCTTCAATACTAGTAGCTCCGGTGGAGCCTATCCTTTTCTCACAGCAGGAAATTTGGTCCTGCAATCGCGTGCCAGTGGCGCTAACCGTGATATTCTTCTTGCTACTGGTACTACAGCTGTAGCACGTGTAATAGCTTTTGGTACAGGCGGAGTACAATTAGGCTCTAGCCAACCAACTTTGACTGCTGGAGCTGTGGGCATGGATAAAATAACTGCTAGCGGATCAGCACCTGGAGCCGCAACATGTAAGCTAGAAATAGTTGCTGGAACAAATGCGAACACTTGTAAGCTTATTATGGCTTGCGGTACAAGTGCTACAGCTGTAACAGTCGTGGATAATGTGGGAGCTGGATGCTAACTATGAAAAAGCTTTTTTCTCTGTACGCACTTTTATTTCTAATTCCTTTTCTTAGTTTTGCGCAGAGTATCTCACCTAACGAAGAGTTAGCTAAATGCACCTGGACTATTAAACAGCTGCAATCTTCGCGTGCTTTTGCTGAGGCTAACGTAAGCCATTTTGCGGTAGAGTTTGATAAAGCGCAGCAAGAAATAGCTGCTCTTAAAGCTCAAATAGAAAAGCTTCAAAAAATGCTTACAAACAATGAACGAGAAAAGGAATAGTAATGGAAACGAAACCAGCGTATAAGACAAGCGAATTTTGGCTTATAGTAGCTACAAATATAGCAGGCATTATTACTACTTCTGCTGGGCTGCTTCCAGCAAAGTATTCTGTTCCAACCTTAACACTAGCAAATAGTATTTATGCTGTAGCAAGAGGCTTAGCTAAAAGCGGTGTGCCAGCTATTGAGGAGCTTTCTACTTTTAAGAAGCCTGGAGAATAATTGCTGTGAAGAAAATATACTCACAGAAATTGCTTATTCTTTTTATCCTATTTCTTACTACGCTTTCTTTTGCAGCTGGAAATGAAGTTATTAATGTGCTTCCTGATTCTAACCAAAAAACTTTCCGTGCAGATTCACGTAGTTTTTGGCAAAATGAACTTCCTGCAATATTTACTCGTATTATCAGCGAGGATTTTATATATGCTGGAGGAAAACATGCTACTGTAACTGGGATGACTAGTGCAGCTTTTGCTACTGAAGCTTTTACTAATACCGGTAATAGAGTTACGGCTAATGGCGCAGGCGGTTCAAGCGCAATTAATTATAGCGCTATTGGATGTACGGTAAACGATGTTGCGTGGGTCATTATTGCTGGTATAACCGCAAATTCTAGTGCGGATTTTATTCGTGCTGGATCAAGCAATTATTTTGTGGACTGTACAAGTGCAGCTAAACCAACTCTTCCAAGCAATTCTGCCTGGCTAATGAAAGTGACCATTACTGCTGGAGATATTGCTTCTATTGCGGATTTACGCAAACCTGCTTCTTTTGCGCTTACTGGCGTGCTTCATATTGAGGATCATCTGTATGGCGCCGTTGGGAATAATTCAACGGATGATACTGCTGCTATACAGTCAGCTCTTGATGCTGCACGTGATCAGGGAGGCGGAATAGTCGCGTTAGGAAACGCTACATATAAAACAACTGGACAGCTGAATATATATCAAAGCACTACTCTTCGCGGAAATGGCATGAAAATTTCTACGATTCATGCTGCGCATACTGGTAATGCTGTTTCCTCAACTTGGCCTATTAATAGCTCTACCGGCGTAAATATTCGTATTGAGCACATAGGGTTTGCGGGCGATGGTGGCTCTACCGGCGCAGCATTTGTGGATCTGGGCGGTAGCTTCGTTGATGTATTTTCCTGTTTTTTCTCTAAGTTTAAATACGGGGTAGTGTACGATCAAAGCGAAATTGCTACGATTGATAACTCCGTATTTGATTCGCAAACAACCGCAGGAGTATGGCTGGTAAATGGAGCAGATCGCACCGCCAGCGCTAGCCTGAACTTCACGAACCGCATTACAATCAGCCGCAATCAATTCAATCACGGTGCAAGCGCCTACAACATCGTCGACGATGGCGGCGTGGCGCACACTATCCGCGACAATAATTTCAACGGTGGCCTGGAGAATCTACGCGTCTGTGGCCTGCAAGATGGCGTGATTAGTGGCAATGAGTTTGAAGCCTCATCCTCCAACTCCTTAACGTTTCGCAATAGCACGCTGGCCGGTACGACGGGAGCCAGTATTGTTAAACCAGTCGCTGTAATCAGCGGGAACCATTTTAGCCCCAACTTGGGCCAAATCCAGGTCGTGATGTATAACGCGCAAGCTATCACGCTACAGAGCAATCGCTTTGGCTCCGACAATACGGTAGCGTCGCGCGTCTCAATTGGCGCAGCAGGTGGCGCCGTAAACCAGCTCATCTCTATCGGAAACGAGTTTGTGGGTGGGTCCTCAAACGGAGGCTCCTACACCGGCGCTGCCTCCTATCAACTCGTTTGGGATGACAATCTCGGGCTGGATTTGCTGGCGACGCCTGGCCTCCAACTCGGCAATACTGCTGGGGCTCCGCTAGGGACCAGCGCAGAAACAGGGAAGCTACTTGAGCATTATAGCGAGGGTACTTGGACTCCGGCGTTATCTTCAAGCGGTTCTACTTTTGCATATGCAGCGAGTGGGCAAAAGGGCTATTATATCAAGGTAGGCAAGCGGGTCTTTTATGACTGCTATATAGAGTTGGCCACTAGTGGCAATACCCTGTCGGGCAACGCTGTCACTATTCTGGGACTGCCATACTCCGCTAGTGCCGCCACCGCTCATTTTTCTATGGCCACTACTGTACAATGGGCGAATATTACTACCGCTGTGATTGTTATTCAGGCCCGCGTAAATGCTAACACTACTCCAACGATTCGTTTGGATAGAGTCACGGCTGCAACCACCTCGTCTGTAGCGGCAAGTGGGACTCTTTTAGCCGCCAGTGACCTCCATGCCACCAATGGCTCAACCCTCATTCTTAGTGGCAGTTACGAGGCTAATAATTAAGGGCATATATGAGTGAGCTAGAAACGATTCTTGCACAATGCTACGGAAAAATAGGAGTTTTTGGCAAAGCTTTTCTTCCTGAAGCTTTTTCTACGCCTTATTCTAAGCTGCATCACGAAATAATAAGCTTACTTGATTCTCCTAAACAAAAAATTGCTGTTGCAGCTCCAAGAGGGCTAGGAAAAACGACTTTTGCTAGAGCCCTTGCTATAAGCGGAATTCTCTTCCGTGAGTACGAATTTATTACGTATGTTTCACAGAGCGAATCTCTTGCGGTCATGCAAACGGAAAATATGAAAAGGGAGCTTATTACGAATCGCGAAATCCGAAGGGTATTTGGCAATATAAAAATTGCTGAAGATGATCCCGAGATGGATGAGAGCTTTTCTAAGCACTCATGGGTAGCATTTGGTTCTACGCTTGTGATGCCGCGTGGAGCTGGTCAGCAAGTACGAGGGCTTATCTTTAAGAACTATCGTCCACAGCTTGTTATTGTTGACGATTTGGAGGATAAAAAAGAGCTAGAAAATGCTGAAAATAGACGGAAATTAAAGGAGTGGTTTCATTCCGATCTTATGCGCTGTATTGATCGCTATTCAAACAAATGGAAAATCCTTTATATAGATACGTTGAAACATTCTGAAGCACTACTTTCTGAGCTACTTAATGATTCTACATGGGAATCGCGCAGATTAGAGCTGTTTGATGACGCCTATAAGAGCAATGTACCGGAGCTTTTTTCTGATGCTGAAATTGAAGCAGAAGTTGAATCAGCTAGAGCTAATGGCACTCTTGATATTCTGTATATGGAGCTTAGAAATCTTCCAGTTTCTAAAGAGACGCAAAGTTTTCGCCAGGAATATTTCCGCTATTACAGAGAAGATGAGCTAGAAGAAGGTGTCAAGAAAAGGCTGGAGAATTTCGTGCTAGTTGATCCTGCTAAAACTGCAAGTATGCAAGCAGCAGATTCAGCAATAGTAGGAATAGGAGTGGACTATGCAAGTGGCTCCATTTATTTTCGCGATTGTGTTAGTGGAAAAATGTTTCCGGATCAAGTGTATAATGAAGCTTTTGAAATGAAGCTTAGATTAAAAGCTCATGTTATTGGAGTGGAAGTAACGGGGTTGGAAGAGTTTATCAAGCAGCCTTTTCAAAACGAAATGAATAAGCGACCTCCGCACTATTCTTGCGAATTAGTATGGCTTAAAGCCAGAGGAGGAGATCCCGGTGGAGAAAAAGGAAAAATTAAGCGAATCGGTACACTGGTTCCATATTATCGACAAGGCTACGTTTATCATAACCGCTCATGTTGTGGAAAACTCGAAGCCCAGCTTCTCTCTTTTCCTCGTTCAGGTCTCGTGGACGTTGCCGATGCAACAGCCTACATTATTGAGCTCCTTGAATTAGGCGGGAGATATTTTGCTGTTCCTGATGAGCAGATAGAGGGCTATGATTCTGAGGACGAATTTGCAGAGCTAGAATACGAAGACTCGCTGAGTGGGTGGAGGCGCGTATGAGGCGCTTTTGCTTCTGGCTTGGTGTAGCAATGATTGCGTATGACGGTATAGGACATCTTCTGCGAATACTAGCACGAATAGCTGCACTACCAAGCCATTTGTGGAACGCATATTCTAAGTGCATATTTCCTAGTTTTGTTAGCGAGCTGCAGTATGATATATTTTGGAGCAGCTATTTCGGGGTGGCAATTTTTTTATTAGTCCTGAGTGGCTGGAGAAGAATATGAAGCGAGAATTAAAACTCATTTTTCTTTTCCTGCAAGGAATAAGCAGTTTTATTACAGTTCCTAAAGTGTGCGAATTTTCTAAGCTTTGGTTCGATATACACGATTATCCCAGCAATAAAGGAGGCGATAATACTCCTAGCCATTTCTATACGTATCAATGTTGGAGCTGTGGAAAGAAGTTTGAAATTTGAGGAAGAATTTAGATGGCTGAAGAAAATGCTCTCCCTGAATTTAGCGGTAATATCCTGGGAGTTCTTCCTGGAGCTAAACAGGGCTATCCTGGGCGCCCTATTATGGAGCATGTTGGAGGGAACGGATATTCTACGCATTTTAATAGCGTGCAGAATGTAAACGGAAAAGAGCATATTATTCCAACTATGTATGGCGGAAAGTTATACGACCCAGAGGAAGCTAAAAAAATAGCTGTTGCAAATAGCATGATTGATCCCGATACAGGACATCCTATGCCGGGCTTTGATACAGCAGATGAAGCATTAGCGCATGAAAATATGCTTCATAGTGTGCTCCAAAATCAAGCGAATCAAGCGATTTTACAAAAGCAGGTTCTTGATACGATTCATTGGCCCTTTAGATAAGAAGCTGAAGAGTGGCAACGAAAACTGTTTCCTTTGGTTCTGTCGGACCATTTTCCTATGACGACGCAAGCTTTAATGCTCTTTCTACTGATGGACAGCTAATTGTTTCTCAAGCTCCAACTGCTTCCGACCATGTACTTCGCAATGGTGATATGCCTTCTTCTTTCGCAGGCAGCTTTTCTAATGTAACTGCTTCTAGAGCACTGAATACAACCTATTCTGGAAATGCGAATAAAGCGCTCCTTATTTTAGCAACTGTGCGATGCGCCATCACTCTTGCACTGGGAGTAGCGACTATGCAAGCGAAACAGGATACTTCTACTCCTCCAACTACTATTGCGAGTGGAATAGTTGGAATACAAGCGGGTCTTCTGAATGAGGATAATTCTTTTCAGCTTATGTTTGCCGTCCCTAAGGGCACGAATCAAAAATATCGCATTGATTCTGTAGGAACAAATGGCACCGTAACTCTCGGAAATTGGTTTGAGCTGCAACTTTAGGAGCGAAAATGCCAGCACAAATAATAAATCCTGATTCCTCTCGAACTGATTTTAGTAGCGTAAACTTTAGCTATGATTACCCTCGCGGCCTTGATTTAAAGCCAGGTTCCGAGCTACATCAAAGCCTTGTTTCTAAGCTTATGAATTATGCACGAGAAAGTGCGAGGATAATGAATAAGCGCTACCACGTATGGAATGCGATGGATGAAAAGCTTATGGGCTTTATTCCAACAAGCGAGAAGGAAAAAGAAATTAAAGCGAATGATTCCAGGAAGCCCATTTCTATAGTATTTCCGTATTCCTATGCAATTCTCGAAACGCTTGTTTCCTATCTTGTTGCAGCTTTTTTTCCTGAGCCTATGTTTCGCTATGAAGGACAAGGCCCAGAAGATATTGCTGGAGCTATGCTTATGGAAAAGCTGATTAACTTGCATTGTATACGGAATAAAGTAGCCCTTAACTTGCATACTATGTTTCGGGATTCTGGAGCTTACGGATTTGGAGCAGTTTCGCCACAATGGAAGCAACAATATGGCACTAAAATTTCTAAGAAGCCTACTGGATATGCTGATCGCTCTGGCAACGTGGTACAAACAGGAAATGAGAAAGTGCTGGAAGAAGCGTTATTATTCGAGGGGAACTCTCTTAGCAACATTGACCCTTATTTATATCTTCCTGACCCTTCGGTTCCTATACACGATCCTCAAGCTGGGGAATTTGTAGGCTGGGTAGATAGCACAAATTATGTAAACTTACTTGAAGAGGAGCAAAATGAGGAGGACCTTTTTAACGTAAAGTATTTAAAGCTGGTAAATTCCAAAACTACCACGATTTTTGGTCCTACTGTTATGCCTAGCGCTGGAAAACGCAATTCCTATAGAAACTGGGAGCACGGAATTTCGCGCCAAGCAGTAGATCCGATAGATCTTTTGCACATTTATGTGAAGCTTATTCCATCGCAGTGGAAACTCGGCCCTGAACAAATTCCGAATAAATGGCTTTTTACTGTAGGAGGAGATAGTGTCATTATTAGAGCTAAGCCTCTTGGGCTTCATCACAATCTTTTTCCTATTACTGTATCAGCACCTGATTTTGATGGCTATTCACCCGTTGCGTACTCACGTTTGGAAATATTGCAGGGCATGCAAACTACTATCGACTGGCTATTTAATAGCCATATTGCTAATGTTAGGAAAGCTATTAATGACGTACTTATAGTAGATCCATATTTGCTGAATATAAACGATCTTAAAGATCCGGACGCAGGATGGTTAGTGCGCTTAAGAAGACCAGCATGGGGTAAAGGCGTAGAAAATGCAGTAAAGCAACTAAACGTAACTGATATAACGCAGAGAAATATGGCGGATGTCTCTTTAATTATTTCCTATATGCAGCAAATGGCAGGCACGGATAATCCAGTTATGGGAAATCTTCGTCAGGGCGGTCCTGAGAGGCTTACTTCTGCGGAGTTTAAAGGAACTGCTCAAGGCGCAGTAAATCGCTTAGAAAGAGTGGCAAAAATAGTCGGAATACAAAGTATGCAAGATATTGGCTACATGTTTGCGTATCATGCTCAGCAACTTATGGAGCAAGAAATATGGCTCCGTTCTGTTGGAGATTGGCCGCAAGAAATTGCGAAAGAATTTAGTGTACAAAATAATCGTGTAAAAGTTTCTCCTGACGATATACTCGTTTCTTATGATTTCCTTGTAAGAGATGGCTCTATTCCAGGCGGCAATTATAGCAATGTATGGACAGAGCTGTTTAAGATTATCGTAGAAAATCCAGCAGTAGGAAGCCAGTTTGATATAGTGCGGATATTTGAATATATTGCTACTTCGCTTGGTGCTAAAAATATCGACAATTTTCGCATTCAGAAGCAGGTCAATATTTCTACTGCACCTGATGAGGCTGTTTCGCAGCAAGTAAAAGCGGGCAATATGGTACCTCTTACTGGAGCACTTAATGGATCAGCATAAAGAAATTCCTCTTCAAGCAAGCTATGAAAGACACAAGGAATATTTTAATTCCTCTGTTCATTTCGATCATCAAGAAGAGCTGCAAAGTTGGCTGAAAGATATTTACGAAAGAATAATTGCTGAAAATGATCACGATGAAATTATGCGATTTCAAGGGCGAGCTCAAGCCATGCAAGAAATGCTCGCTCTTCCTCAGAGAATTTTGGACAGTTTTGAAATAGAAGCAGAGAGGAAAAGCTAGTGGAAATAGATTTTAGTTTATTGAGCGATGATGAGCTTAGCGGAAATGAAGCGTCAGAAAAAGATGGCACAGAAAGTAAAGCACTTCCTGCTTCCTCCCAGGAAAAAGAAGCTGATTCTGTGGGGACAGCATCTAAAGCTGACGCTTCTTCTGAGGAAGCATTTGATGAGGCAACTCCACTTTCTCCTCGTGAAAAAGCACTTATGGCACGGCTCGAGAAAGTGACTGGAGAGAGCCTCGATTCTAGCGTAGCAAAAAAAGAAGCGCCTTCTGTAGAGCTAACTCCTCAAGAGCGAAATTTTCTCGCAGGAATAAGCGACTTGGATGAAGTGCTCTCTTCTCCAGAAGCTTTTAACAAAGTACTTCTTGCGGTGTATAATATGGCGCTTCAAGAAGCTTCTAAACTTTCTGCTGAGCAAATAATGAAGGGCTTGCCTGGAACTATTTACTCATACGTTACTGAGCACGTGAATATGAAGGAGCTTGTAAATCAGTTCTATGTGGAGAATCCTGATTTAGCAATGATGAAAAAAACTGTAGCTGCAGTAGCAAATGATATAGCGGCTGAACATCCTGAGTTTACGACTGAACAAGTTTTTGCGGAAAGTGCAAAAAAGACGCGGGAGCTTTTGCAAATTAAAGCTACACCGCAAGGGCAAAAGAAAGGAGAAAATTCCCCGGCATTTGTAAAGCAAAGAAGTAGCAACAATAGAGTAAAAGGAGAAGAACTCAGCGGCCTTCAGAAGGAAATTGCTGATTTATTGGCGTGATTCTGTGAATACTTTTTATTCAAAGGAGAAGAAATGTTAGCTGCACAGAGAAGCAGAATAGATCGCATTCTTGGTGAGCAAGTCCTCAACGGCTTAGCTGTGAAGACTACTACGTACTCTATGAGCGTTCAAGATACGCTGATAAAAGCGAGCACTTCTGCTGCCGCTTGGACGCTCACGCTACCTGCTGTGAGTGAAGCTGCTGGAAGGATGTATACTATTAAACTCACAGCTGGTGCGGGTGCTGGTGCTGCTCCAAACGCGCTTACTATACAGCAGAAAAGTGCCGATTCTATTCGCTGGAATGGCAATATGCAGCTCCTTCGCCCTGGACAAATGGTGCTTCTTGTGAGCGATGGAGAGGAGTGGCACAGGCTGCGGCATGTCGGCAATCATGCAGCATATCAGAGCAAATATATTCACGAA